CTTCCTTACCTAAACTCTTGACAGGAGACTTTGCTTCATCCAGTTCAACGGACTCTTTGATACCCATCTTCTTTTCGTATGCCAAACGGTCCCTGTCGTTATCAAAAACAACCGTAACCGTTTTTCTTCTCTTATGTCCTTGGACACTATAGGCATTCCCCCGTCTGCCAGTATCAGCAGCCACTATCAACCTAGCATATTCTCTTTCATTGTCTGCTTGGTACATTCTTTCGACTTTACCATCCCTGCGTTTTGGGTGGGTGTCTACTCTGGAAGTTCCCTGACCTCTTCTGACCAAGGGGACAGACTTCGCTTCTTTGATATATTCATTGAATGATTTCATATGGGGAGAGTCCTCTTTTTGATGATTAATCTTCAAAAATATATATACTCTTACCTATTCCCGGTTAAGTCAGATGGCATTTTCCCGTTCTTTACGAAATCCGATGACACTATCATCATGTTCATGAATATGGGCGTGACCGTCCCATAGATTTGATTCAATTATTGCCTTGTACTGTTCGTGGGTTAATTCTTTCCACTCACCCCCAAGGGGTTCTTTCTCAGTGTAGTAAGATTCTGCACCGGTTACTTCATAGAAGGAGTCTCTAATTTTTTCTTCGGTTCCGGTGATTACCCACAACCAATACTTGTAACCATATTCTTCTTCTACTGCAATTAGCTTCATCTTGCTCTTGTATATTCCCGATTAAGTCGGCGGACATTTTCCTTGCCCTTGGCAATGATGACATCACCAGCGGTCTTGTGTCCGTAGATCATTCTAGCAATAAAAGGCTGTGCATGTTTATCGGCACAGTTGACACAATAAACGGTTCCGGGGCATGCTTCTAACCGCACATCAGGAATAGTGTTCCCACAGTTAACGCAATTCATTTCATCACTCCTAGTCTACCCACTACACGACTGGTGATCTTAGTCTCACCCATCTTGTGCATGTTGCGTTGCTTAGTAATACCTTTTCCCCATCCCGACGCACGAAGGATGGTGGTATTTCGGATAGCAGTTGCTTCTCGCTCTGCTTCCTCGTCGAAACGATCCCATTTTCTTTTTGCCATACAGGTATTATACCATGGCTGCAGCGGTTTTGTCAACCTCTTGGACCCAGTATTCATAGGCTCCAAAATCCAAGAAGGAGGCTTTAAAGGAATTTTTAACCAAATGGACCAAATCATTAATGCTTAAATCAAGAGCATCGACACATTTAATATAGTTTTGATTCAAATACCCACCGAAGTAGGCTGGATCGTCCGAATTGATTGTCACGACCAACCCTTCGTTCATCATCTTTTTCAAGTTATGGTCCTTGAGAGATTCAAAAACACAAAGATCTACATTTGAAAGGGGGCATACCGTCAAGGGAGTCTTCAAATCCCTTAGCAAATCAACTACCTTTTCGTCTTCCATGCAACGGACACCGTGATCGATCCTTTGTGCATCAAGCAACTCTATAGCCTCGGTGATGTATTCCGGTGGTCCTTCTTCTCCAGCATGGGCAACGGGGATGAATCCCTCATCGATAGCCCTTTCGAAGACTCTTTCGAATTTGCTTGGAGGATTGCCCATTTCAGAGGAATCAAGACCGACCCCCAAAATCTTATCCTTGTGCTCTAGCGACATTTCCAAGGTTTCAAAAGCAGACTCCTCGCTTTCATGGCGAAGGAAGCACATGATGATATTAGAAGTGATTTCAAAATACTCATTGGCATTTTCAAGTGCTCCATAAATGCCATTGATCACCGTGTCGAAAGACACTCCCCTGCTGGTGTGGGTTTGTGGATCAAAGAAGATCTCAGTATGAACAATATTGTTCTCTTTGCACTTTAAGATATACTCCCAAGTCAGATCATAGAAGTCCTCCTCCGTGATGAGAACATTTGCACCCTGATAATAGATGTCTAGGAAGGATTGGAGATTATGAAACTTGTAGGCTGCTTTCACCTCTTCGACACTGTTGAAGGGGATGTCGATCCCATTCTTCTTTGCTAGTCTAAACATTAATTCGGGTTCAAGCGTTCCTTCAATGTGAAGGTGGAGTTCTGCTTTGGGGAGTGCTCTGATTAAATCATGCCGGTACATAGTTGGATGCTTCCTCGATTTTGCTAAGGCTGTGCGGATGGTTCTCTTTCAAAGAACTGGAACTGACACCGACAAACCCTTTCATATGCCAGTAGTTAGATGATACTTGATTCAAATCTTTAATAGTAGCAGCACCGCAATACCCCATTGCTGATTTCAGACCACCGACCAACTGGTAGATGGTATCTTCCACTCTCCCCCTATAAGGTATGCATCCCTCTATTCCCTCTGGGACGAATTTGTTGGAACCATCCTGACTGTACCGATCTCCGGAACCATCATTCATTGCTCCCTCGCTACCCATTCCACGATAGGGTACGTATCGCTTACCGTCAATAATGACCCCTTGATAGTTGGGTACTTCATCATGTCCTGCCAGAAGGGAACCAAGCATTACGCAATCCGCACCCGCTGCAATTGCCTTGGCAATATCACCACTGTATCGGATACCACCATCAGCAATAACTGGTAAACCAGTTCCTGCTCTATAAACATCCATGATCGCAGTAATCTGAGGAACACCAACACCGGAAACAATGCGGGTTGTGCAGATAGATCCGGGACCAATTCCTACCTTTAGAGCGTCTGCACCTGCTTCCTTTAGATCCACGGCTGCTCTTTCTGTAGCAATATTGCCGACGATCACCGGAACATCCGTGAGTTGCTTGATCTCTTTCAATGCATTAATTACGTTTAAAGAATGACCATGTGCACTATCCAAAACAAAAAAGTCTGCTCCACGGTCTTCAAGACCACGAATCAGATTACCGGTAAATTTGGTAGGTGAGATCGCAGCACCGACTTTATGACCTCTTTGCTTGATATCAAGAACCATTCCAATCTGTTCAGAGTGGGGCATGTTCTTGTGAATAATACCTAACCCACCAAGCCTAGACATCTCGCATGCCATGTCTGTTTCAGTCACCGTGTCCATGGGTGCTGAAATAATAGGGATTTCTAAGTCTAAACCCCCAATACTAACGGAGGTATCCACCATATCTGGTGTCACTTCGCTGTACTGGGGGACGAGAAGAACATCATCAAAAGTAATCGCGGTTCTCATATTATCCATCCTTTTGCCCTATGTCCCCATAGGAATATTGAAGTCGATAAACGTCAAATTCATATTGCTCTTCTTGATCTTTTTCTTTCCACTTAACGGTCTTTATACCCCTAGTCATCCAAGGAAGTCTGCATTGACTCGCTATCATGATCATTTCTTCTATGGGGCAAAGATCCGTGGCAATGGTGGAATCCGATTTAAACTCGTCCACCATTGCCTCGCTCTCTAAAGTGATTTCAAGTGTGATTTTGTTCTTTTTCATGTTTTAGTCTAAAACACGGGTGGAGGGATTCGAACCCCCGACCTACGGTTTAGAAGACCGTTGCTCTATCCTGCTGAGCTACACCCGCTTCACAATCTAGCGAATGCGTCTTCCGTTTCCGGACTTGCTGGTTCTTGCTGGTGCATTCCCCTTCTTACGCTTAGATTTGCGGGGTGAACCAATCTTGATCATATTACCAACATGTGCAGAATATTGTGCGGTTTGCTTAGCCATTCAAAATCACTCCGTCAATTTAAGAGATGGTCCAACTGTTGAAAGTGTACTGTCTGGAATAATCACATCAGATGTTTGAGACTTATATTCAGATACCAATTCTTTCATTGGTTCAATCGTAAAAGCAACAAAATCCTCAGAAATTGTGACCCCATCATCAGTATCCGCATAAGGCATCCAAGACATAAATCCGATTTGACCACCTTGTGCTGGAATAATAATTAAAGGCTTCTTTAGAGTATACTTTCCGTCTTCAACCACCATGTCGCAGAGAATTTCTTCTCCGGAGTTCAAACGAACAATTTTAATGCTCATCCTGCAATACCCGCTGTGCTGTTGCCACTTGGTCCCTTGCTTGCTTCTTCCAGATCTTCGGTTCTGAGATTAGTCTCTGGGATTCCCTCCATATCCGGTGCGAATTCGCTCATTGGCACTGAGTTCTTAGAAGTGAATTCTTCTTTGAGAGGCTCAACGGCTTCCATCACAGTGAGAATATTGGAATTATTGATAGAGACTTGACCTTCTTGATCGCAAGAATAGGGGATCCACGGCATTAAAGCAATAGAACTATTCGCTGCGGGGACGATCAAATGGGGATCGTTCAAAATAGTGGTGTTGGGTACTGACCCTGATGCTACATTAGTTACCAGCGTTTCCCCTGTCACCAGTTTTACCACTTTTATCATGTAATTCACTTCGTTTGCCATCTTTTTTGTTCTCCTTATTAAAGATGCGGTCCCAGTTTTCACTGTATTTCTTCCAGTCAACTGACCGGTATTTATCGCCTTTACCTGCTTGTCCTCTGACCATAGAGTATTTATATGATTCACCGGAGGGGGACAATTATGTGTGGAAAAGAGCCTATCCCCTCCGGTGAAATCAATTGTCAATACGAGTGGTGGGATTCGAACCCACACTTGCGGCATTTTAAGTGCCGTGCCTCTGCCTATTGGGCTACACTCGCTTAGATAAGGTTTGCGACCGGTGTGATGAGAACTCCTCAAAACTTCCACACCTACCATCGTTTTTGGGTCAACTGGCTGACCAAACTTATACTATATCATATCCTATTGTGTTTACAAAATAATTTTTGATCTAAGTTTTCTTCGTCTTCTTTCTGCGGACTTTCTTTTTCGGTTCTGCGACCTTTTTAGAGTCAGTTGGTTCACCAAAGAAAGTCTTCATCTTTATGCTGTCAATCCAATGCTCTAGGTTTGTTCCTTTAATCATTTTGCGATCTCCTTTTTCACTTTGTTCCAGTATTTGACCGTACTGGTTTTTTTGTAACCGTTCGGTCCCCCATTCCAGATCCTAGCCTTATCCTCGGCAGTGGGTGGACGACCGATCCGCTTCTCCGTCGCGTACCTTTTGGTGTACCGGCGGAAGACTTCAATAGAGTATTCAAGACTTTCACAATCACTGTAGGATTCTCCGTCCTTGGCGACATCCAACCATGCTACTTCCCAGATCTGCAAAGGACCAATTGCATTTCCACCATCACCAGATGGGCAGTCTCCGGGACAACGACTCGTTTCAACTGCCCAAATTGCGGACTCCAATTTAGACATTTTATTAACGACCGGGATATTAACTGATGCGAGAATTGCGACAATTGAAATTGTACCAAGGACACCCATGACTATGTTCTCTCTTTTTTCTTTCTTTTTATCCATGATCAACCCACAGCGATCAAATCCACCAGCCGATTGGAAATGACCCGACTGCTCTTCTTGCGATTGCCGCCCTTGATGAATGCGTTGCGAATTTTAGCCTTGGTCGCATCCGTATCAAGATCCTCAAGTGGGTTTGTTTGCACCTTGAGATTACCCTTCACTACGAGGTGCAAATCATATCCGTCGAAATCACATGCAAAGTGATGTCCTGTCCTGTATTCCTTGCATGCTGCTTCGTATTTTTTGAGTTGATCATTGTAATTTTTATCGTCGTTGAAGTCGAAATACCGCCATTGCAGACCCCTAATACTGTTGCTGTCATGCAAACGGATACCAATGGTTGAAGAACCGGTTCTATCCCGGAGGATATTGAGCAGGACAGAGGTGTCACCCCCGGATTTACCAGTTAGACTGTAATTTTTCTTGGTCTTGGGGTCAACAATAAATCTTTCACATGTATTGCCTCTGCTTCCCGAATAATACCTACCATAGGGGACGATGCAGTGACCATCACCATCCGTAAGAAATACGGTGTTGACGATCTGAATTCCATGCTCATTCTGAAACTTAGGGACAATGCTCAAAGAAGCGACAATTGCTTCATTCAAAGGAGTGGACCCCATGCTCAGTGCACGCGGACCCCGGTAGCCGCCATTCATTGAAAGGTAATAGAGGTTTTTGATTGCTTCACTGTGCTGTCTAGCATTCTGCTTGCTGTTGAGGAAGTTCAGCAACTGGAAACTATGGGGCTGGAGAGTACCATCACCCACATTGAATTGATCTTTACCAAGATCGGCTTCAATGCCGCTTTCCCTTACTTCTTGATGAGATTGCTCATCAAATGCGTCAGTGAACAAATTGCTAGTGAAAGCATGAACATCATATGGGATACCTGCCTTGCGGCAGAATTCTACCAAAATGATCAACTGTTCAACGGTATCTTTGAGGATACCAGACATAGAACCAGACCAATCGAGGAACATAACAATTCCATGACTTTTGCCATCTGGATGTACTTCATTCTTGAGGAAGATGTCTTCACTCCAGCGATAGTTGATCATCGCAGTGGTGTCGAGTACACCAGTCTTTGCAGTATATGACCTCTTAGATGCTTCTGCAGCCTGCTTCTGCTGGAATTGCTGCACCATGTGACTAATGATCGGCTTGGACCGATTCGTGAAATCAGCAAGCTCAGAATTGGAGATGTCAAGCAACTCCGTGTGATAAGAACCTGTTGATCCCCACCAATTGCTCCACAAAGAAGCAATTCGGTCATGGGGGATAATGATCTTATCGAGGTTCGCCTCAGGAACATCGTAGTACAACCATTCACCGGCTTCACTGTCGCGGAGATCTGACCGTGCCTTGTCGTAATTGTGTTGGGTTACACCGGGTCCGGAAGCATTGTTGCTGTAAGACTCATAAGAAAGGTCAGTTCCGTTTTCGCTACCGGATTCACCATCAGTGGAATCGGTGGACTCATCATCATCATCGTCGGTGTCATCGGTCGAGGACACACCGCTACCGTTTCCGTCTTCTTGATCTTCGGTATTCTCGTCATTGGGCATATCCATGGATCCACCATTGGACTGCTCATCGGAATCACCCTTATCCGATTCATCAGAACCACCAGAGCCTTCACCCACACCCACCTGGCTATCCGTGGTGGATTCGGATTCTTCTGGCGATTCCACATCTTCCTTGATCAGGTCGAACAGATCGCTAGCAATGCTGACAACATCCTTAAATGAACTAGCAGAATCTAATCGTTCAATCCATACCTTCTCATCGGTGGAGAAAGGCACGGTCATTTGACCGTAGATCTCGCCCTTATAGTAGAGATTGATCCGGTCAAGAATGGACATGTCATCAATTGACTTGCCTTTCATCTCAAAGATGTCCCGCTCATGCAGGGTCTTGTATGCCTTGGCAAAGTCGCGACGAAGACCGGGGAATTTGTCCTTGATCTTTCGCTCGATGCGTGCATCTTCACAGATGTTCAGACACAACTGACGGAGATGAGAGTCACGATCATCACCGACGAAATCCTGCCAACCCTTGGTGGGGGTGTACAGTGCATGGGCAACCTCATGACCCACCAGCATGTCGTACATGAAGGAATCCATATCCTGCCACACAGGGAGACACAGGACGCGATTCTTCGTATCGAAGTATGCGGTTTCAGCCTTGGGATCGTGACGGACCGTCAGATCTTCGGACGCGAGGAGCCGAGCAAGGATATCCTTGGCGGCTGTATTTACGGTAGTATTGATCATGAGAGACTCCATTTCCACATGTACATTATACCAGACCGGGAGTCTTCTGTCAACCCCTTTCTCGATATCAGGAAGGCATATGCCACGGAGATATCAGGAAGGGGGTTTCGAACCCCTCTCGTGATATCAGGAAGGGGGTATAAAGGCTTAACAAAACCTTAACATGGCGTTAGGGTCCCGTTAGGGTATTCGGATACCCCCAGAGAAATATCAGGAAGGGGGTACTAGGGGTAGTATACCTCCGGAGATACCCCCAAGGGGTAGTATATGCCTTCCTGATATCAGGAGAGGGGTTTGGGATACCCTAACGGAACCCTAACGTCATGTTAAGGTTTTGTTAAGCCTGAATATGCCTTCCTGATATCTTGGCTGGGGTTTGATACCCCCTTCCTGATATCACGGCTGGGGTATCCGGAGAAATATCGGGAAGGTACTTGACAGAAGCCCTCCGGTATGGTATAATGTACATGTGGAAGGGCAGATTCCTTCCGATTTTTTGGACCATTTGGAGAACTTAATCTATGGCAACTGCTGTTGAACGACTCGCGACCAAGACCGCATTCATTAACGCTATGCGTGCTGCTGGTTGTGAGGCATCTGGTACTACTCGTGCGGATATGACGGAGATCTGCCGCACAACTGGTCTTTACAAGGTTCCCCCGGGCTGGATCGTTCTGGATAAGTCGCGTGCTCTTGGTGACGCGACATACACAATTCCCGAAATCGATGACACCGAAACCTATGCTGTCGCTGATATTCCCGAGCCGGTTCGCACCGAACCGACTCCTAGTCCGGTTCAGGGTTCCCCTGCCACCGTTCCCAGTGCTGATGCGGCATTCACCATGGGTATGACTGCTGGTGAGCGTTCTACCCTCATCCCTTCCACCTTCAGTGGTTATGTGCCTTGGGGTCATTTCAAGGATGTCGAGAAGATCATCCGGTCAAATCGGTTCTACCCGATCTTCATCACGGGTCTTTCTGGCAATGGTAAGACC